CTGTAGTAATCACAGACCACACAAACAACACTGTCGAACAAGACTGGGGTACTTGGGAAGACTGTAAAAGATTTGTAGAAATCTACCAACGCCTCATGTTCGGACATCGTTTCGACGCACGATTCTTCCACGTTTTAGATGATAACGAGTACGCTTCTGTACAGTTCTTTCCTACACCTTCTGATCCTACTGGCTATACCACGCTCATAACACCTAGACGCTACTAATCTACCACCCGCTTCGGCGGGTTTTTTTTCTACTCCGCTACTGTTACTAAGAACATCTACTCTTTCGATATATCCAACTCCAATAACCTTCGCATTATCAACTTTAGTTGTATTACCAGTGCAGCTTCATCTCCTAAACTATCTCATAGCGTTGATCAAAATTACTTCTAAAGCTGTCACAGAACTAACTCTTCTACGCTTGCCCGCCCGTCTGTTGTATACGCTGCTTGTGTGGGGGCACTGTCCTACGCCAGAACCCGCAAGCGGAACCTGTCATAGGCCATGCACCTCGGCTGACAGTGTTGGTGTGTGGGGTCGGGCTGTGCTGGTTTTGTTGGTTCGAGGCTTTCGTCCCCCCTCTTGGGCGAGGGGAACGAAACCCCCTCACTTTATCAACAAAACAAGGAGTTAGTTATGTCACAGCAAAGCAATTTCGATTTCAACGCTTTCAATAATTTAGTAGAGCACAAACCTGCTGGTTTGCAAATTTTCTTGGCACAACAGTTGCTCTCTAACGCTCTGTGGTCTATGGAGAAGTATGACAACGTCAGACAAACCGAAGTCAGAGATCTCTTCAATGCGATCAAGTCTCTTCGTGTTACGCTAAAAGCAGATGCTGTAGCTCGCAACTAAGTTGCTCTAAGGTAGTAGTTAACTCTACTACCTTTTTTTTATTTCATAACTGGAGTTCTTCATGCGTAAATTCAAATTTCTTTATACCACATTTTTCTTGGTACAAGCGTTGCTTATGTTGTTAGCTTACGTTATCGCAAACAATCCTGTCGATGCACACAACTGTTCTTTAGCAGCTTGTGTATCTTTCATAGGCGCAGTAATCTTTTACTTTATGGAAACAATAGAATGATTCATCACATAGCTATCACTCACAAACAATCAGCAGTTATACGTACAGGAGACTGTGGCATAACAGATCTCGAATGGGAACATGGATGCAGATCTATACAACTTAGCTATAAACAAGAGTCTATAGCGTATCAATACGTCAAGGCTTTAGGCTATGACGTACTTACCAAACAAGAATGGTCTGAGTACATCAGTGACTTAGATCCAGATATTGTTCCTAGTAACAATTTTGTAAGTACTAGGGTTATCAAGGATAAATGGGATGGTGCAAGGTCAGTTTATTAACACAAAGGAGAACTATATGATTACAAATCTATCAAATGAAGAGATAACTAGAGCTATGGAACTTATCCGTGATGCTGAATTTAGGATGAAACAAGGTAACAATGATCTTGCTCATTGTCATCTATTGGAAGCTATGGATGTTTTAGGTATAGAAAAGATAACAACTATTGAATATGACTACTCCTAAAACTTACAAATACCTCTGCATATTGTGTACAGACGATGTTGCAGAGGGTAGATGGAATGCAGGTTATAGGACCTGTTTAGAGTGTGGTGAGAAGAGTGCTAGAGAACGATTATTCACAATCGTTCCTATGCACAAATCAAACTACATAGCTTGTTTTAACAAAGACGATTTAATTGGTATCAACACTAAAGGGGGACTTGTAAGATGAAATACAAAGAAATTACTTGGGATTATTTATTAGCTGTAGCTATTGGTTTTTGTTTAGCTTTAGTATTATTTTATGGATTATCATCATGAAAATTAAGAACTTTATTATTACATCAGCATTGGTATTGAGTTGTTCTGTACAAGCAAATAACTTTGCTGAAGCTGACAACATAGGTGGAGGAAAAATAATTATCACAACAGACGTATGTAGCAAAGACTCATCAATGTCTAAAGCATACAACTACACAAAAGAAGGACTCACTGAAGATGGATGTTGGAAATATGATTCTGATACTGTTATTGTTCAGTGGGATGTTACTGGAAGAAGACGATACCCCATTTCCTATTTTTCTTTATTAAATGAATATCGTAAGTTTAAGTCTTTTTAAGGAGTTTCACGTGGAACATAAATCATCAGCAATGAGAAATGCTATAGAGCATATATTCTTTCCAACAGAATCTGTAGAGAAAGAAAGTTGTTCTGTATGCAAACAACCTGTTACAGAGTTTAAAAACGCTGTATCAAGTAGAGAGTATGAGATCAGTGGTATGTGCCAATCATGTCAAGATGATGTGTTTGAGGGCTACGATGAAGATGTCTAACGTTCCTCCCAGGCAAGCTGCTCGCCACCGTAGGTGGCACTTGCTTGCTAGGTCGTCACTTGGATATGAGTATCGGACTTGCCACCCCGCTTTTAGGGGCGGGGATGGCTTCGCCCTCTGTGTTATTAATAACTTTTTAGGAGATAGATATGAGTAAGAAATTTACATTTACTTCGATAGAAGATCTAAACCATGAGGATGTTGTAGATGAGCTACAACTAGATGAAAAAAATCCTCTTGACAATTCATTTAAATCAGGTATTTACACCTACTTAAATTGGTTCTATGACGGTGAGCAAGACGATTTCTTGCTGTAACATACGTTCCCTTTTAGCATTTCTTAATACAGTTTTAGGAATAGAGCTGTATTGAGGCAATGTTGCCTTTGTTCCTTATGGAGTAAATATGGATAAACCTTCTGGGGTTTCAGATACTTTGTATGCTGCTGCAACTGAATCTCTTGTTTCAGATGCTTCAGCTACAAGTACTTTTGAAAAGATGATACAAGTAGCTTTTACACACAGTTCTGTAGAAACATTTACAAAAGAGCTTAAAGACACTGAAAGAGCCATTAAGAAAGACTTTGAGGTGTCATCTATGCCAGGTCCTTGGAGATCAGCTAAGAGCGTTATACACAGTGCTATGAACCTTGGTATAGCTCTCGTAGATGATAACGGGAGCTATATTGGTAAAACAGCACTCCAAAGCAAAATCAAAGCTGCAAAGCCTGTTAAAGAAGACAACTCTATAGAAACATATGTGATTCAGATTATCGCAAAGATGTTGTCTGTTCCAAAAGAATTGTCTAGTCATGATGTTTGTAAAGAGGTTTATAAACAATTAACAAATATGGGGTTTCATTAATGCTAACAAAAGGCATTGAAGTCATGAAATATGTTCGGGCAAGTGCAGGTAGAGCTGGCTTGTCAGTTGTATTTGAAGACAGTAACCAACCTAGGCATGATGGTAAAACCATCTACTTGCCTAAAATAACAATTGACACAACTGATGAACAGCTAAGAGATTTAATGGCTTCTACAGACCATGAAGTAGCCCATGATCGCTATAGCTGTTTTGAAGTTCTTAAAGAAAAAGCTGTAGATCCTAAAGGTATTTTGTTGTTTGTATGGAACTTCCTTGAAGATTCCAGAATCAATAACATTGAAGCTTTAGAGTATCAAGGCTTTAGAGAAAACTATGATGAATGTAGTTCTAGCATAGTAACAAGAATTGTTGCTAAAGCTAGTAAAGACGTTTCACTCATGTCTAAACTCATTACAACTCTCATTCATTGGGATTCTGAAATATCAGCACACAACTTCCCAATGATGCAGTTGGTAGGCAGCTCAATAACTCCTGATAAAAAAATAATAAATGTTCTTAATAACTTTTCTGATCGTCTTGTTCATTGTCATTCGATACTGGATAAAAGACTAGGCACGGAAGCAACTTACAACTTAGCAATTGATATTCTCAAAGAACTAGGTAAAAGCTGCAAGGAAGAGTTCAAGAAAGAAATGGATGCTAGGAGTAGCTCATCAGGTGAGCCTGTCAAAGGAGACAAAGCATCAGAAAAAGAAAAAGCCGAAGGCAAAGCAAGTGGCGAAGACAAAGAAAAGTCACCTGCTGAAAGCAAAAAAGAGAAAGATGAACAAGAATACAAAGTCATCACTCTAAAGCTTACAGAAGAAGAAATACAAAACTACTCTATCACTATGCCAGAAGAAAGTGAAATGGGTAAAGTAGGTATTAATCTTGAGCCTTCAGGCAGTAAAGGTAGAGATTGGAAATTAACTGATTATGATAAATTTATAATTGTTAACTATCCAAAGAAAGTAGGTGAAGCACAATACTTTAACATTAGTCGTAAATTCATAGCTTCTTATGAAGAAAGAGCAGGTAGCAAACTATTAGCTCAAGAAAACTTTGCACAACAAGTTAGAAGGTTGATTCAGATCAAAGCTAAAGTGCAAAGACAATACGGAGTTAAGAGAGGTAAGTTAGATCAATCTAGATTTTCTCGTATTTGTTTTAATGCTCCTGGGTTTAATGAAAGAGTATTTAAAAACAAAATAGAGAATAAAACTTTAGATGCTTGTATATCGGTGTTAGTTGATATGTCAGGCTCTATGTCTGGAGATAAAGCTTTGTATGCGTTGGCATCTACTTTGCTACTCAATGAAGTATGTACAACTCTTAACATTCCAGTTGAGATTGTTGGCTTCACTGATGGATGTAGACCTATGTATGAACATGTTCCTTTAATGTTTGTTTACAAAAGCTTTTCTGATTTAACTGTTAATGACGAGAGTATCAAAGAATATTTCTCTTGCAGTAGCAGTTACATGGTAGGTAATCCTGATGGTGAAAACATTCTCTGGGCATTTGATAGGATAGCCAAGAGAAAAGAGAAGAAGAAACTTCTAATTGTTATGTCTGATGGTAGTCCAGCAGCTTCAGCAGGATATGACGGTATAGAAGAGTTTACGAGTAAGGTAATCAAAGAGATAGAAGCTTGTAAATTTGTAGATATTTATGGTTTAGGTTTATGCAGCAGTGCTGTGAGTGAGTATTACAAAGCTCATAGCATTGTTACTAAACCTGAAGATATACCTAAGAATTTACTCCAACTTATAGAAAGGAAGATAATCAATGTCTGAACCAACAACAGGAAAGGTCGAAGACCTAGTCAAGAAAGCTTTGAAAGAAGCACTAGACAAACGTAGACCAGCAGCGTCAGATGTACCAACAGTACGAGAAAAAGAAGGTTTAGAGATGCTAGAAGAACTTGCAGAAGATATGTCTAAAGATGTTACTAGTAAAAAAGCTATTGGAGCAAATCAAGCATACTTCTCTGATGTTATTGGAGATCATCTCATACCAATAACAGAAGACTTTGGTGTAACAGTTTTTAAAGAATATGATTGGGATGAACGTATATCTTCATTCATTCCTATGATTGATAAAGACTATGTTATAGACAGAGAACTTGCAAGTAACATTCTTATGTCTTGGGAACTTAACGAGAAAGTTCTTTGTTATGGTCCTACAGGTGCTGGTAAATCTAGTTTGATTGAACAGCTATGTGCTCTTACAGGTAGACCTTTTGTTAGAGTTAACTGTACAGGTGACATGGATTCATCAATGATCTTTGGTCAACTTACAGCTAAAGATGGTTCTACTGTTTGGGTAGATGGTGCTGTTACAGAAGCTGTTAAGTACGGTGCTGTATTTGCATGGGATGAGTGGGACGTTACTCCTCCAGAGATTTCTATGGGTCTACAGTGGCTCTTAGAAGACGATGGTAAGCTTTTCTTAAAAGAAATGCCAGGTAGTACCAAAGACAAACAAATCATTCCTCATGAGAATTTCAGGATAGTTGCTATTGGTAATACTCAAGGTCAAGGTGATGATACAGGTGCTCATGCAGGTACTAACGTGCAGAACTCTGCAACTCTTGATAGGTTTGGTACAGCAGTTTACATTGACTATCTACATCCTTCTGTAGAAGAAAAGATGTTGGTTAACAAATGGAAAGATACTGTAACTAAGAAGTCTGCTAAAGAGCTTGTTAAGTTAGCTAATTTAATTAGACAAGGTTACAAGTCTAATCAGTTTAGTCTAACAATATCTCCTAGGTCTTTGTTTAGTATCTGTCGTAAAGTATCTGCTGGTTTTACTTTAAAGAAAGCTTATACATTGGTTTATCTTAATAAACTTAATGATACGCAGCGTAAAGTAGCTGACGAACTCTTCAACAAAGTATACGGATCTAGCTCTTAAAGCATAAAACCATATAGCCTTATCTACGGATAGGGCTATTTATTTTGTGTTTTCAATAAAGATAACAAATGATAGATAGAAAACTTATAGTAGCAAATGCTCCTAGTAACATTGGAGAGCAGGTACACGTTAACCACACAGGCTGCGAAGCAGGTGTAGACAACAAACGTAGACTGTACATCAAAAGAACAGACAAAGGACTAGTGGCATACTGCCACCACTGCAGCGACAAAGGCTACGCCAAAGATGAGAACAGGTTATCAACATGGCTAAACAAAACAACAGCAGCTAAAGTCATCAAAGAACAATTCTCTGCTAGTAATCTATGTGGTCTAAATCTTAGAGGTTTTGCTTGGTTAACTGATTATTATTGTGATGCTAATAACAAAAATTGTTTTAATGGTGTTAAAGACAAAGACTCTGTAGCTTTGACACTGTATGGTCCTGATGAATCTTTGTTAGGTTGGCAGGTACGAAACCTGCTACCTAAAGAAGGTACTCCTAAGTACACAACACATTATGTCAGTGAACTAAGCAATGGTGATCCTGCTTGGTTTAACAGACTAACAACAAAGACATTGGTAATTACTGAGGACTATCTTAGTGCTTGGAGAGTAGGATTTAACACAACACATGCTTCTATGGCGTTACTAAGAACATCTTTGTCAGACAAAGCATTGTTTGACATAGAGAGGGGGCATTACGAAACAATCATTATCTGGTTAGATCCAGATGAAGCAGGAAGGAAAGGAGCAGCAAAAGTATATGAAAAACTAAATCATTTTTTACCACAAAACACAAATATAGTTATATTTGATCTAGACAAAGAACCAAAAGAATGTACTCCAACAGAGCTACAAACTTATCTCAACTAAAGGATACCAATGGATTACGATGTGCTTTATCTTTGTTCTCAAAGCAAAGAGAATCTATCCAAGTACAGACGATACATCAAACCACATGTAGTCGTTAAAGAAACCAACATCATCCTTGATGGGATGGAGAAATACTACAAAACATTTCCAACAGTCTCTGACTTCAATTGGGATAGTTTTTCTGCTTTTCTTATAGCAGACCAAAGCAAACGATTAACTGACGATGCTATTGTTAAGCTTCGTATGACGCTAACTAAAGCAAAGACGTTTGTTCCGCACCATGCACATGAAGAAGTTATTAAGACTCTCATAGAGTTAGATTACTTAGCTCTTATCATGGAAGAATGTGAGAAGGTAAAAGAAGGTTCTAGTGATCTTGAACACGTTCATATCCTAGCAACCAACGCACTTAAAGATGTGGAGAGATACATTGAAAAAGACGAGCTTTTTGTTACTGCTGACTTATCTGTTATTGCTGACAGAATCTCATCGTCTGGTTATGAATGGCGATTGGATTGCCTCAACCGTTCTTTGGGTCCTTTACGTACTGGTAATTTTGTCATCGTGGCTGCAAGAGTAGAGGTAGGTAAGACAACGTTCTTAGCTAGTGAGGTCAGTTACTTAGCACAGCAGCTACCTAAAGACAGACCTGTTGTATGGGTTAACAACGAAGAAGAGTCATCAGTTGTATTCTTCAGGAT